CAGGATAAGTGTAAGTTCCCTTTTCCATGTCAATAATAATTTTCTCTGCCATTTAAACCACCCTCTTTTTAGCTCTCTTTTCTTCTGCCATTGCTGCTATGTACGCAGGACATTTTGTGAAAAACCTCTCGCATTTTTCTATATCTGCATCAGGATCTCGCTGGAATTTGCAGAATTGTACAGGTTTGAAGTCCTGGAGCTGCACGTAATGATAAAATCCATCTGTACCGTTTGAGGCAACACATTTCCTGTGAATAATTCCGTCACCTTTCTTTGACAGTATAGTTTTCTGAAGTCTGTTGTTGTCTATGTATGGGCAGAATCCCATTGCATTAATATTAGTATACTCTGCAGGGTCCTTGTCTGTGTAGTCCTCACCAATTGCCCTAAATGCATAGCTTTCCTTAATCTCTTTTTCTATTTTCCTGGATCTAGTCACTAACTCACCTCTTCATTACAAGGGAGAACTTCAGTCCGTCCTGTGTCATAAACTGGTGCAGATTAACAATTTCATACCCCTGCTCACTATAATCATTCAAAACACTCTGCAGAGCATTAATAGGTCCGTTCTTTACAACAAACTTAGATACACAAACTGTATGCATTGGCATTTAGTAACCACCTAAATTTTTAGTTTCTATCATGTTAGTTTAATTTTTTATTCTGTAAATTTTACAGTTTTAATTTTCCTTTTCCGTTTCTGTACAGTATGCATACAGGCAGTATATATAGTTTACGTAACTGGCTCTAAGGTAGTATAATGTAGTGCTGAAAATCTGCTAAAATCTATTGTTGGTATATAAGCTAGGTAAGTATTCCACCTACATACGAAAAGCTTTTATACTATCGTATCCTAGTAAGTATTGCTTAGAATTGCTAGAGTGAGCAAGTCTAAAGCAACATGCTAAAATGATAATTTAAAAGGTGGTATAGAATGGATATAATAGAGCTATGTGAGAAAGGAGACAAGCTTTCTGTTGCTGAATCTCTGGCTGAACTTCATGTTAGAGCTGGAGATAAACTTAAGGATATTGTGAAATATTCCAAAATCGGGGATATTTCGGCGGTAAACACTGCCCTGGCACAGTATGATAATTATAAGGCTCTTATTGACTGTGTAAGAAGCCTTACAGTAAAACAGTGATTAGAGAACTTATTAAATAAACTGAGTATATAATGAATTATAATTCGGAGATGTAGAAAATGACACCAGAAGAAGCTTTAAAGTTTGTTAATGACACTAAGGAAAAAGAGTTAACTAGAAAAATAACTAAGCACTCTCCAGCACTCGCTATTGCGATCCATTCAGTGCCTGCAGCTTGTGTAACATTTGCAACAATACTGTACACTGAGTTTTATCTTAATGATATATTTGGATTGTGGCTTAGTATGATGATATGCTGTATATTTTCAATGCTAATTGCTGTGGAGTTTATAACATTTTTAGACGATGTGCGTGAGGCAGCAGAATACAAGGCAGAAGAGTACAAGGAGGCTTAATTAATGACACCAGAAGAAGCAAAGCAGATAGCAGATGAAATTAATGCAGATGAAGACCTGACAGAAGAAGAACTCGAAGAAATTATGAAAGGAGAAGACGAAGACGAAGACGAATTTGACGAGGAGGAAGAGGAAAACTCACCTGACCAGGTAATTGAAACAATCTCCACAATAAAGCAGCCTGTAACAATTGAAGTAGAGGCAGGAGCAGACACAGGCGCAAAAGGTGAAGTCAAACCCTATGCAAAGGTAAGAATTACCCGACACATGGAATGTGAAGGTGATTCACTGGAAGTTTATGACATGATCGGACAGGACTTTATGGAGCTGTCAGGACAGATTAAGGCAGTTATCGCAGACATGAAAAAGAGTATGAACAAGAACAAGCCGGAGATGCAGTAACATGCTGCAACTCTCAGTTGATGAACAAACAGAAAGAAAGTGTGTAAGAGTTTTGAAAATGTTAAATATTGAGGTGGTATAAGATGGTAAAGGTTACTCCCCTTCAGAACAAGTTTTTTAAAAGGACTGAAAGTTTTAAGGCTGTAGTATCTGAAATAATACTTGAGGACACACCTAAATTCGGGGGTGGTACTAAGACAGACCTTGTTATTAACTTTGAGGGGGATGAACCACCTCTGAGACTTGATATGAAACTTGATAAATGGGTAGAGAATAAAGGTATTCTTGAGCCTAAAAAGTTTAGTATCATGTCCAGGTTCCTTGAATCGTTTAAAAAACTTAATGTTGCTTTGAACTTTAACATTGATTATACAGAGGCTACAACTGCCCCTGATTTAGTAGGTAAAGAGTGCTCATTTACTGCCAAGGTACAAAAGTTTATTCCTGACCCTAAAGAGTTGGATGCGGAGACAATGCAGCCTAGAGAAGTCACTTTTTATGTGTGGAAACTTGCGGGGGTAGAAGGGCTGTAACTCAGCTCTTAAATTTTAGGTGATATTATGACAACAGAAGAGAGTATAAATGTAAAAATACCTGACTCTGAGATTGATAAAATCATTGGCAGGGGTATTATTAGAGTTGCTAGATATGCAGGTAACTTTGTTTATTGTATGCTCTGTGATCTATCGCCAATAGCTTACTATGTCGGGTCTGTTACCTTACTTTGCCAGGTAGTCGCACACAGTTACACGCTTGAGCCTATTAATCCAGATGGTGTGTTTACATGGATGCTCATTGTTTTATTTAGTGCGTTTTGGATGTGTGCGTCTAACATGGGTGTACCTGCAAGATTTGCAAAATGGCTTAAAATTGACGAAGTGTAAGTGTTCAACAACCTTAAAATATTTTAAATTGGTGGGTGGTATAAATGATTTGCAATGAATTTAACCTTGATTCTGAGACAGTAGTGCTTGCTTCTGACTTTCACATAGGCAACAAAAATACAGATATGCCTGCACTGAAAAAGATGATTTTAGATGTAAAGAAAAACGGGTATAACTTAGTTGTCTTGGGCGACTTGTGCGAGTGCATTTCATCCAGAGATAAAAGGTTTGACATGGGTACTGTAGCACCTGAATTTTTAGGTGAGAATATGATAGGTAGGCAGTACAAGAGTGTAGAAAAACTGCTTAATCCCATTGCTGATCAGGTTCTTATGATTCACTCAGGGAACCATGATCAATCAGTTGCAAAATACTGCCATATAGATATGGTAAAAGACCTTTGTGAAAGTCTTGGGACAACTTACTCTGAATATACAGCACTTTCCAGGCTGTCATACTGTAAGAGAGGGAAGAAATTTTCTTACAATCTTTATTCAACTCACGGGCATGCAGCAGGTAGGCTCAGAGGTGGAAAAGTTAACTCCCTTGAAGGGCTTGCATCACACATAGACTTTGATATTGCCGCAGCAGGGCACTCACATGATTTGTTTTATACAAGTCAGCAGAGGATGTTTCAGACTAAATTTGGACACCTTGGACTTAAGACACAGTATTTCTGTAACACAGGAAGTTTCTTAAGGGGGGTTGTAGAGGGAAGCGGTGTATCTTATCCAGAGCAGGCAGGGTATAGACCTTTGAAAATAGGGTATCTGAAGGTTAGGCTTAACCCTAGAGAGTACGGGGTTAGTGTTGAAGAAGTTATACTATAAGGTGGTTAAATGTGTGACATCCACAAAATAAATAAAATTGTTCTTAAGCTAAATGAACTCGAGGATAGCAAATTTGGTAGGAGTGCAGAAGACAGGACAGCCCTTTCTGTGGTGTAAAATTTATGTTGAGGTGGTATAAATGAGTGATGAGACAACAGAGAAAATTAAATTAGTGTGTGAAAACCTTTCATATTTCCTAGAAAAGAAGAACGAAAAGTACGGTAATTCAGCATTAGAGCCTATGAACGTATTTTCTAAGAGTGAGTCTGAAGACCTGCTTTATGCCAGGGTAGATGATAAATTAAGCAGGATAAAGAACAGTGAAGAGTTAAGAAAGAATGACGTTGTGGACCTGCTTGGCTATCTTGTGCTGATTTGCATTAGAAAAGGATGGTTAAGCTTCAAAGATCTTCTGGATTGATACTATGGAAATAGTAGAAAAAACTTTGACAGGTATTCACTCTTCAGGTGTGAAATACATAAGAGAAAACGGAGAACTTGTTAAAGATCAGAACGGTGATTCGTGCCTATTCTGTCATAATGTACATTTCGTTTGTGACTCCCAGGATATGAACCATGTACCAATGGGTAGCACCACAGAAAGATTAGATAATGACTTTGCAGCAGGTCTTATCTATCCTTCTCATGCAATGCTTAGAGGACTCGGCTTTGATTACGGCTATGGATGGCGCATGTGGGAGCTTAATCTGATAGAAAAAGCTGTTAAACTTCTTAAGCAGCACCCTGATACAAGAAGAGCCTATATTCCCTTATTCCGTCCTGAAGATGTAGGATCACTTAAAGAAATACCTTGCTGTGTAGGATACCAGATTGAAATTATAGACGGCTTAGTCTGCATGACTACTATATTTAGAAGTAATGACTGTGGGCAGGCAAGTCCTTCAGATGATTACGGATTTAGGCAGTTACAGAGATATTTTGCCTTTAGGTTAGGCAGGGGAATAGGAAAGTATTGCAGGTATGTAATTAATGCTCATTTGAAAATGGGTGACTCAGACAAATTCGATATGTGGGGGAGGGTTTAAAATGTTGTCAAAGTTACAGAGAGGTTATAATGTAGAAGAGTTTGATTGCTGGCGTGTATCAGTTGTTGCATGTAGCGCAAAGGAAGCAAAGAAAGTTGCAGTTGAGTGGGCTAAAAGTTTTTGTGTGTATCAAAACTGGCTTAATGTTCGTGTTAAGTGGGTAAGGGGTGCAGACATACAAGGGTTATCTACCAGTGTAGTTGATGATGAAGGAGAAGCATATTCAAGACATTTTATTAATTATATAGAGGGGTGACGTTGCAAATGTATACTTCAACAAAGAATTATGCTAAAAATGTAATCTGTAAATTAATGCTTCAGTGTGGAATATCTATAGAAGATATTAAAGTAACCGTAAATGAACTTGAGTATGAAATTAAGAATAAACAGAGGTTGTTATAAATGAAACAGGTACAGGTAAACAAAAACTATCCAGAGACACTGAGAGATTGTGAATCAATGATGTACGCAAACAACTGTGAGGCGTGCTCAGTTGGAGGGTGTGCCCGGAAATGCCCGCATAACGATAAATTGTATAGTGACGCGCTTAGTGCAGGGTTGATAGAAGAGGTTAGAGACTCTAACGGTGAAACAGGCTACAGGTGGTTATAATGATAAATAATATTACTGTGAAAAACACAGACGGCTTTATTATGCCATGGAACAGGGAAGTAATCGTAAACCAAATCGTAAAGGAAACTAAATTAAGCGTAATATTTTATAATAAACCTGCTGCAACTGTGGAAGAGGCAGAAGCAGTTGCACAGAAGGTAGAGGACTTAATTTTAAAGTTAAACATTAAGCAGGTTTCAGGTCCACTTATCAGGGAAGTAGTTAATAGCGTACTGCTTGAAGAAAATAAACCAGAATGGCGTAATATAATGACTCGCGTAGGTGCCTCAGTATATGACGCTTACGAGATTGATTCAGGTTACGGCTTTGAGGCTAATGATAATGCTAACCAGATAAGCAATGCTGAAACATCACATAAGAGAAAAGCCGATAAGATGAGCAAAGAACAGAATTTATTATTAATACCTGAGAAGCTGTCTAATGCACATTTAGATGGTAGGTGTCACGTTCACGATCTCGAATATTTCGGCACGCGCAGTTTTTGCATGGACCACGATTTAAGGTTTTTCTTTTATTATGGTTTCATTGCAGATGGCATAGGCATGCAAACAAGTATAGCAAAGCCTGCAAAGAACGCTGAGGTTGCTATGCTCCACGCTACTAAAATCTTAGGCTCTGCACAGAGTAATTTTGCAGGCGGGCAGGGTTTCTATAACTTCCTTACATTTATGGCACCTTATTGGGAAGGGAAAACAGAGAAGGAAATAGAGCAGCTTATGCAGTTGTTTGTATACGAAATGACACAAATGCTGGCTTCGAGGGGCGGACAAACTGTCTTCAGCTCTGTTCAACTTTCGCCAGGTGTTCCAACACTTTGGAAAGATAAACCTGTGGTATATCGTGGTAAAATATGTGATGGTGTTCATGCGCCTTTAAGGACTTATGGAGAATTTGAAAGAGAAGTACGGCTTGGCTTTAAAGCTCTTATGAATGTTATGCTTGAAGGTGATGCAGTAGGAAAGCCGTTTAGTTTCCCAAAGCCAGAAATATCTGTGGAACCTGACTTTATGAACGAAAGAGAAGAGTTTAATAAAGAACACCCTGAATTACCTACATACCATGAACTCTATTTAAAGTCCTTTGAGTTATCCGCAAAGTTTGGTACTCCTTACTTTGACAATCAAATTCCTGAATATAGAGGTGCGGGTAACGGGGTGAGTTGCTACCAGTGTTGCGCGTACTCGTTTTCTGCAAATCCACAAGACGATGAGCACTTTGAAGATAAAATGTATTTCAGAAACGGGGCTCATTTCTCTATGGGGTCCTGGATGGTAATGTCCCTAAACTGCCCAAGAGTAGCATATGAAGCAGAGCACAGTAATGAAAAATTATTCAAAGGGTTAAAGGTTCTCATGGACAATGCTGTTGAGATCTTCAAGGTTAAGAGATCTTGGATGGATAATCTAATTGCAAAGGGTAGGATCCCTTTCGCCTCACAGCGTCCTAGAGACCCTAACACTGGAGAAATAGGCTCCATGGCTGTAGACTTTGACAGCCTTGTGTATACTATTGGAGTAATAGGAATTAATGAGATGGTACAGTACCATACAGGCAAACAAATCCATGAGAGTAAAGAAGCTTACAAGCTTGCAATCAGAGCAATGTTTGAAATGAAACTCTATGCACAGAAGCTCTCAAACGAAAACGGTATAACAATTGCCCTGGCGCGCACGCCTGCAGAGACAACAGCGCAGAGATTTGCTGTCAGTGATCTACTGCACGAAGAATACAAGAGCAAAGCGGCGACTGTAATAAAAGGGGATCTTGAGGCAGCACTACAGCAGATAGGTAAGACAAAGGACTTACCCATTTACTATACAAATGGAACTCACATAGCAGTAAATGCAAACATAACATTGCCTGAAAGAATTAGTTATGAGCATACCTTTTTCCCTGTGGTAGACGGTGGAAATATCCTGCATATCTGGCTTGGAGAAGGAAGTTCAAGACCTGAAGGACTGATGGACTTTGCTATGCAATTGGCAAAAAATACTCAGGTTGGGTATTTTGCCTTCACGAGAGATATGACAGTTTGCACAACAGGAGGCTTTGTAAGCAGTGGGTTACATGACAAATGCCCCAAGTGCGGGTCTGATAAAGTGCAGCACCTTTCAAGAATTACAGGGTACCTGCAGGCTGTAGAAGGATGGAACGCGGGCAAACGCCAGGAGCTTAAGGACAGAAAAAGAGTAGAAATTTAAGTTTATATAGCCTTCGTTTGTAATGAATGGTAGTTCACATAGAGCATATCATTACAAATGACAGCCTAAAATAAATTTTTAATTCTGTTTGATTCCTAAGCAATAACTTTATATAGTTACAGATCATAGGTAAGGGTGTAAGTTAAGTTATGAGGTGGTATAATGTGTAACTGTGCAAACTGTAAAAAAGCCTTCAGGTGTTCTGAAGGTGTTGTATTCATGTGCAGAGAGAAAAAGTCTGAGTATTTTAATAAGAGGGTGTTATACACTCATTCTTGTGATGTAGGCAGGCAGGGGTAAGTAATGAACACACATGAATTATATAAAAAGGTGCTACTCACAAGTGGTGATGCTCACCAAATTGATATGTGTATTGAAGAGTGCTCTGAGCTTATCCAGGCACTCTGCAAGTACAAGAGGGGAAAGCCTAACAATATCTGTGAGGAAATAGCAGACTGTGAAATATTGTTTGAGCAAATGAAACTGCTATTTAACCAGGATGGAAGAGTAGAAGGCTGGAAAGCTTTTAGATTGAGTAGACTGGCTGAATTAGTTGGTTATGAGGAAGTAGTAGAATGACTTGGGAAGACTGCACTACATGTAAAAAGTATGATAGAAGTGTTTGTACTTGTGAAATATACGGGTACGGCACTATTGTAACTGGAAAATATACGGAGTGTGAAGAATATGATAAAAGATAAACTGATTAAACTGATTGAAGAAATAAACAATGTAAAAGGGAAACTAACTAGAGAAAGTATTCCGAATGTGATTATAGGTGTAACTGCTGCAGGTATAGTCTGTGAAACAGTTTTGTATCTGTGCAACATGCCTGTATTTCTTGCACTGGTAACATTAATCCCTGTTGCCTGGCTGGTCAAGCAGTACAAAGAACTTCCTGCACCTTGTATGCTGAAAGTTGCAGATGAAGAAGATGACTTTGACTTTGTTTCTTGTGACTATTAAATTTAGTGGTAGTGGTATAAATGAAGTTACCTGATAACACTTTAGAAGAGTTTAATTGTGGTTGGGATAATGATAAAGGTTGTTTGATGCTAGGTCCACACCTAGCACAAAGATTAAACCCTGAGTTTTCCCACGCACACGGGTTTACTCCTTTATATGGGTTGGTTCAGAATGAAAGCGGTAATCACTTTGTATTAAAAGCTGTAATATTTTATACAGGTTGCAAGGACAAGGGTTTAATTGTGAGTAACTGTCCGTTTTGTGGTGCTTCACTTAGACCTATAGAATCTAAAGAATAGACTGGTGGTATAAATGATAGGTAGAAAAGTAACCAAAGTAACAGATAAGACAGTAAAGATTATAGCACGTGGTGCAATTGCAAAGCTCAGGGCATCCGGTATAGACGGCATGAAGGAGTATGCTGATAAACTTGAGATGGACCTTAACGAGAATAATCTTGCAGGTGTCGCAACTATCCTGGCAGAGATTACTCAGGTATTGGACGCACAGAAAAAGAAAGGATCTTCTAAGAAGTTTAATGTATAAATCATTTGTAGTGTGTGTTTGTACCAAATTGCACTCTTTTTCTTACATTTCCAAGGTACAAACACACCACCCACTTAAAATAAATCGAATGGTGAGGCTTAGAATGGCTTGTAATCCTACTAATAGCGAAAACAAAGTGAAATATACACTTATGGATAAATTCTTCCTGCTGTATGGCACAGGAACAACAATTCACGCACTGTTCTTTCAAGATCCTAATAGTTTAGCCTATCTTGTGGAAGTCTTGAGTGCATTTTATATGGTTTATCTTGCGCTCAAGGATAAGAACGATCAAAAAAGTAATGATTAGAAAAATAATTAAATTTTAAAGCTGAGATTTAACTCAGCTTTAAAATTTAATTATGTGGGAACTCCGTTAAATTTTCTGTAGTCAGCTATTCCCATACACACATAGAACATGCCTTTTGTGCGAATATTTTCTGCTTTAGCTATTGTTGCCTTTATACCTTTCTTGTGCAGTCTGTCTACTGCTCTTTGTGCTGTAGCTTTGTGTCTACACCTACAATTACATACTTTTTATTTCTTACTGTGATCATATCCATGTTATACCTCCTACAGTATACTTAGGTTTATAATATAAGTACATGTTTAAATTATCTCAGCTTTATTTCTTCTTACCACCTTTAACTACTCTTGCATTTATGCCACGGTTGTACTTGTTCAGACTGTCAGCGTACATCATAGCCTGTGCTTTGGATGTAAATTTCATTTCAGTGCGTGCTCTTCCCTTTCCACTTGCGCTGTTGAACGATACTTCATATATTGCCATGTTATCTAATCTCCTTTTATTATTTAGTATAAACCCTCTTCTATATACATATACGCAGTCAAAATATATAAGCCTATTGAACAGATTTAAATACTTTAAACACCTATTATATTGTAGGTGATAGAATGAGAAAAGAGCTAACAATACTAGGACTGCTCTACTTAATTTCCCCTGCTGCCGCAGAGATGACAACCACGGACATAAACACTGTCTGGATGCTTCTTGCTATGGGCATAGTGTTCTTTGTCATTGGTTTGTTCACATGGGGATCTGGAGGAGTTACGGCAGTGTCAATAGGTACTATGCTTATTCCTACAATAATCAGTTTTAAAGTATCTAATCTGTTTATCGACGGGACTTTAACAACTACAGAAAGATTTTTAAGCTCAACAAACGAAGTAATTATCTCAACTGAGGTAATACGGAATAGTGCAGTATCACAAGTATTTCAGTTGATAGGTATCGTTATCAGTATAACCATTTTGCTACAGATATACCAGTTTATAAAAGAAAGTAAAGTAGTGGAGGAAATATAAATGAAACAGCAGTTTGCAAACCCTCTTGATTGGGGGTTTCTAATTTCGCTTGGGTCCATAGTCACAGTTGCCGTGACTGACGTACTTTCGCCAGGTGTAGAAATTTTAACTTATCTTGCAGCAGTTATCTTTTGCATATGCTATTGTAAGCACACTTATATAAAAGTTATAACAGAAAATCCAGTGTTTTTGCTGGATGTCGAGAAGGATCTAAAAGACGCAGCAGCTAAATTAAAGAGAGGTGATAAGAATGAGCTCAATGAGTAAGATAGTGCCAATGCTGGCACTTATGGCTATATTAATGATAGGCGTAAGCTACATGTATGGTGTACTCAGTGCAAATGACGAAAATATTAATGTCACAGGCACAGCATATGAACAGTCATATGAAAGTAACACAGCTATACAGTCTGCAACTTCTAGTTTGTTTACGCCTATAGCTGCTATCCTAGGTATTATGATGCTGATTTTCGGTATTTCTGCATTAAAAAACAAGCGAAGATATTGAGAGTGCCGCGACTCTCCTATTTTTTTAATTTATACTCGTCTATCAAATGCATCACCAAATTACTGTATAGATAATATACGTTTTAAAAGACTATAAGCTTTTCGACAGTATTTCACAGCCTAAATGTAAATTTTAATTCTGTTAGCAACTGTATAGAAAGTTTTAAATAGAAAGAGTGCGTATATAGTAGTAGGGTATTATTACCTAAAAGAAATAAGCAAACAATAAACAAAACAATAAAATAATATACACAAACAGGAGTTTTAAAATATGGCTACCGTTATTGAAGATATTACTGCATTTTGTATGGGCTTGCTCACCATAGTGGTCGTACTCTATTTAGGGCCGGGGCTTGGCGAAAGTATGTCTACCTCACTGCCAATCAACGCTTCTGGCGACTTCGGCAGCGCAACTACTGGTGCTGACGTGTGGACCTCTGGCGTTGCAATCCTCGGAGCAGTCATTGTAATTGCTGCTGTTGCAATCGCTATCAGAGCTCTTAAGGGACTGAAGGAATAAACAGAGGGAGTTTTCTTAATCCCTCTTCTCTCTTTTAAATAATTTTTTCATTCACTTAGGTGGTGTTTTAATAGGAGGAAATATGAACAGCGACAGCTATCTAAACGAAGAAGAACACGAAGAAGAAGACCAGTATCCAGAGGATGATGACTTAGGCGCAACCTCATTTGGATTTGGCGCGAGTAATGTAGAGCGTCCTAGTTTCACAGATGACAATTTTAAGTATTCAACACTAATGAGCAGTTCACCATACCTGCGCGACATCCTGGGGCACATAAAAAGCTCACCAATTACGGGGCGATATAAAAGAGAATTAGTATCATGTATGTATGCACTATTTGCAGGCGAACAGGTAATAGCAAATAACAGCGTTAGAAAGTTAGGTACTTTTGGGCACAGTGACCCTTTAAAGTATGTTCTAATCTTTGCTCAACTAAAGCTTGAGCTTACCAGATGTGCCGCAACTCAAGAAGATATGTTAGCTATTAATGTTGCTGCACTTGAGAAAAATATTATGTCAGTGTTTGAAGCTTATGTCAGTCGATCTGTGGGAGAAAAGCGAGAAAGATTAATTAACACAGAAATGGGCGTTAGGAATGTACAAGTAACAGAAGTGTCAAGACCATATGAAACAGAGACTAAAGCAAAAAAGAGGAACTTTTGGTCATTCGGAGGGAAATAAATGGCAGTACTTGCAGGCACTACGCCTATAATGATTATTCTTGTGGTTGTGGTTTTAGCTCTATTCGGATTAAGTATGTATTTGCTGAACCAAATGACAAGTATAAAAAAGTTTGCGTCCTTAGTGCAAATAATGTCAGTATGTCGTAATAAGCCAATGGGAATAATCGTTGATAGATCGGGTACTGCCATTCCGTTTGTGAGTGAGCCCGACGAGAGAAACAAAGGACTTATTAAAAACGACTACACAATAGTTAATCCAGATCTAATTAAAAGCTCAACTAAACGCGCTTCAAGGCTTAAATTCCGTAACGGTCCCGAAACGCTTATTTATCCACTGCCGTTTTATTTCCCTATGGATATTCACGATGCAGCAGCACTCTGTCAGCTTGCAAGAAAAGTAAGAAAACATCCAGATTTTAGCTGGATTGGTAATGAGAGAAGGTTACTAGAGTTAATATTTAATGGTACAGAAACGTTTGAGGAAGACTGTAGAATGCTAGTTAGTACCAGCATATCAGCAGATAATGTGGTTCCAGAAGAGTTTTATATTGACCCTGAACCTGAGTATGAAGAAGATGAGGAAGAGGAAGAGGAAGAGGAAGTAGAAGAGGAAGATGAGGTAGAAGAGGAAGAGGAAGAGGAAACAGACGAAAGGCAGGTGTTTTAATGGTTAGACGGAAGGCTAAACAGAACGTAGATATTGACAGAGTTGCAGCGAGGCTTGCAGATAAAATTTTAGATTATAGAAAGGAAATAAAACTTATGCCTATGCAATCAGAAGCACTGTGTCTCTCTGAAGCTGCAGATCTCTGCTCCCCAGGTCTTACAGGTGTTATGATGGCTAATCTCCTTACTCTTCAGGAGCAGGGGGATAAAAGGGATTTAGTAGACTTCTTAGACAAGCACATGAGTAAAATCATTGCTTTTTGCATGGTTGTCGGGGTTGTCGTGCTGGGAATTTATATACTGAGTACTCAGACAGGAGCGGCTTAAATTAGGTGTGGATACTATGGAAGCAACAGTAGAAAAAGTAAATCAGCTTAATAGAATGTCAGATCTGTACCTAGAGCTAAACAGACAAGCCGCTTCTGTGCAAATGACAATTAATTACGGAAACACCTCAGACATGAGAGGTGTTTTCCCTAATTTTCGTTATTGTATGATAGAATTATTCTATCTTGTAAGATTCAACGATGCTGTGAAAGGTGATTCTTCTTTTTCCAGCATTATGGAAAAATGGATAGAAGCAGATCTTAGTAAAGGCATTCAATTAGATTTTGGGAAATACTCATTAAAGCTGTTTTACAAGTTTATGGAAAAACTTGTACAGATTGGAGCAGTTGAAATTTAGCTGCTCAAAGTTCTAATTTTTGTACTCTTTTAATGCTTTACTGTCTTTGTCGTCTGTCGCACACACTCAGACGCACGTCTAAATGAACTTATTAATACAGGCAAAATTTTCCTTTTTCAGCCAACCGGCAACGAATATACAGTGATTTTGATAGTATAGAAATTAGTGCGACAGTGCAGTGAAAGTAATAATAATAAAAAAGTAATGAGTAGAAAGGTTATATTAAAGACTGTACCTCACCACTCTGAGCAGCTTTAAGTTTGCGCATCTCGATTACATACTTTTTTGCTCTATCTGCTGTGTCCTTTGAGATTCCGAATCTTTCACCTAGAGCCCTTACAGATATGTTAGGATTCATAGTAAGTTCTATATCAATCTCAGAAGCATATCTCTGGTAGGCAGGTAGTTCATTCATATCTGTGCCCTTTTCTCCGTCTTCATCATTACCGCACTTCCTGATAGCATCTATAGAGTTCTGCATCATATCTTTTCTAATCTCTTCACGCTTTGATTCATAAAGATTAGCAAACTCTGAATTAACTCTCTTGAAGATCACCCTGGGGTATTTTACACCATGGGAGTCCACAATAAAGTGAAAGTGTGTCTTTCCAGATCCTCTGTACTGTTCTACAAGCTGTACGAGCTTACCAATGCTTACGCCTTGGTCGTGTCGCTTTTCTACAAGCTCAATCTGGAAGTGCGCAAGCTTACGTGCTACTTTGTCTATCAGGAACGTGTCAGGCATGGTTAAGATTACTAGTGTGTTGGTATCTCTAAATGTCTGAAAGATCTTATTTATATTCTTGTTTATAGACTTCTGGAAGTCCCTGGCACTGTAAGACGCTCCTATGTCGTCTAATACAATAATGTTATATCTTTTGTTGTCCAGATCCTCCATAATAGGGATAACAGAGTCTAATTTCATGATTGCTATGTTATCTATGTTAAAGTAGTCCTCGGGCTTTCCTCCCATTTTACCTGCAATATACTCTGCTGTTTTTATGCCTATGGACATTGCAGCATTACTCTTCCCCATACCTGTTTTTCCAATCATGTTGATTAAGGCATGCTGATTATGTGTACTGGTTATAATATCTCCAAAAAATTTTCCCATGGTTAGACGTTCTGTATCTGTCCTCATTCCACAGGCTGTACGCACGCGCGAGAGAGGGTTTAAGCAAGCCTGTATATTTTCAGTATTTACTGTTTCAGGGTGTTTTGAAACTATGTGATATCTGAAATTAATGTATTCCTCGAATGGTGAGTCACAGATAGGGCACTTATGTTTAGGAGTCATTTCTGACTTTATGTAGTGCTGAAAATAGGGGTTTTTGTAGTCTGTAACTAACCCCTTAAGTAAAGTGTTTTGTGTTTCTGTAATCATAGCATCACTGCCAGCTTTGTTTCAAATCCAAAGTACCTATCTAAATAATTACGTACTTCACCTGTAATTATGGTACATGCCGCAATAGTTGCCTGGCTCTTATCTTTAGCTCCGAGTACTGTGTTAAGTTCCTCTAGTGTCTTCACGGGCTTTGTGGATCTCTTCAAACACTCAGCTTGATAAATATCTTCCTTGGCTATTCTTAAGTTATCCCTGTCTGTAGGGTCCAGCACTGAGTTAATCAGGATGTCTGTGTAGAAATTAAGTATCCATTGTAGCTCTTCAGGCTGTGATCTGTTATCTGCTGCAGCATTGATTTTATAAAATATGTTTGTAATTACTCTGAGATAATCCTCTTTTGCAGTTATTGTTTCTCCACCAACTACTATACTAGGTCCTGGAATTTGTATATCTGTCATAGTATCACCTTTTTATGTATTCTTTTAACGTAGGATTGCTTTTTACAACTAATGCAATTTGAGCTGTTGCCTTTCTTCCTTCAGGAGATTTTGAGTCTCCTATTAATGCTGATTCTGTTCTATTGTAAATGTGGTCTAAAATCATCCCAAAAGTCATTATATCCATTCCATAAGGAATCACTGGAGATTTACCACAAAGAGCAACTGCCATTTCGTGTTTAAGCTGCATTATCCTGAGAGACACCACCCTTACTTTTAGTGCAAATATCTCTCTGTTTGCACTTGCGTCATTTATTTTTGATTTTAGTTCTCTTGATTCTTTTATATCATCCATCTTTGCAGCAGTCTGCAGGTTCTCTGTGCAATCGCTTATTATATCATCACAATCAGAAACAAGCTTGGCAAACTTCTTTAGTTTAAGGTCTAGTTTTTCAATGTCGTAGCCTTCTATTTCTGACTCTGTAACTACTCTTATATTTTCTTGTGTCTGTTTATTCGTTATACCACCTCTAGGCATAATTTTCATAGAATAGTCTAATATATTATATAGTGTCGTTATATTATTTATAGACTTCGCTAGCTGCCTATAATTGTCTAGCTGTCTTAGACGACTAAAAGAGAAATAGTTCTGTCGCTGGAATGTCGTATATAAAGAAAAAGAAAAGAGCCAGGATTAACCTGACTCTTCAAACATTACTTATTCTTGTTGTCCATAATGTCTACGATCTTCCATAGAGCCATTGTTAAGGATCTAATGCAGCATTCTTTTCTGTTCTCATCGTACAGCTCACATGTAGCAGTACACATCTTACCTAAAGGGCATAGCGTATGTCGAGGGGTTTCTATTCTAATGTGGTTAGGTTCTATAGTATCACCATACGCAAGTGGTGGGCATTATTTAAAAAAGTACTGGTTGAGAAGGGATTAAAAAGGAAAGAAAAGAAGCTATTCATATGTTGAATAGCTATTCAATGGCGTGCTTCCATATGCAGTTTAGCCACGGCGTTCATATCAATGTAGTTAATGACATCTTCTATGCACTGATTATCATAGTAAGGCATGTTAGCACCATCACAAAGCACATAAGTCTTGATTTCCTGCAAGTCCTCTGCTACAATAGCTTGATGACCTGTGAAGCCTGTCTTTGAGAGATATGCTGTTATTTGCTCTGTCATGTCAGTTTTATAAAAAGTGTAGTCCATTTAGACACCTTTAACTTCTTCTTCTTGTTGCTGTTTAAGTGTCTCCATGCACGCACCACAGTACTTTGTACCTGCGTCTTTATGCTTCCCACAACATGGGCAGGTTGTTTCTACACGTTCTTTGTGTTCTTTTTCAGTCTCAAGCGTTGTTCTCAGTTTCCAGTTTACGTCAATGTGCCCATTATAGGCAGTCATTGCATTATTCATAGGGGCAGTATGCCTTCTTAGTTTATCTCTACACTCAACACACATTTTAAGGTCTTCCAGTACAGAGTTTTCCATACAAATTGGACATATACCCCTGTCGAGACATTCTTTTTCTTCAATGAGAGTGGCACGGTACCCGTCGCGTACTATCGTGCCATACTTTGTCTTGTATGCAATTATTCCGTTATCTGGAGTGGGAAATTCTTCAAGTCCGTCTTTTACTGGTACTGCTACAATCATTCTTGCCATTTAAACCACCTAAACTTATTCTTTTAATCTGTTACTATAACTTACTACAATCTCAAAGTATATAAAATAATAGGGAACAGTGATAGGTTTAAGTGCCTATCACTGATTAAAACCAACTGCTTAAATCTTGTTTAACCTTCTGTGCTACAGGCTTAATCTCTTCAGGCTGTTTGAGACACCTGGTACACTGTCCGGCAGACTTATCAAATCTCCACCTGATAAAGTTAGGGTATCTCATTTTCCCTGAAGGTAACAGCTCATGCGTCTGGACCTCAAGCGTCCTAGGGTTCTCTGCAGATACTTCACCGTTTTCTACCATCTGCATAAGTTCATCTCTCAGGCTGTCAGTAAGTCCTCCTCCTACCTGTGCAACCTCAAGCTTTTTCCCGTTAATGTACTGGTAGCATACAAGGCTTCCTACTCTGCCTTCGTGCTTTCCTTTGCCTTCCTTATAGTCACCCTCCCAAAATACATCTTCTGTGCATTTGTACTTATACTTCAGTGCAGGTTCAAAGTAGTTATTTCTCAGGTCCTTTACTACTATGCCTTCATATCCGTACTTGCCGGAGTTGACTCTGTCTAGAAGATCTTGCTTGCCTATTGGGTATAGTCTCTGTTCAATTAATCTAAGCCTGTCAGACTCCTCTATAACATCCTTGTGCCCTTCAAGTTCTTGCCTACGCGCCTGAAAGGATAAACACTTTAAGTCTCCATTCAAGCTCAAAGCATCAAACACCATAAACTGTGCAGGAAACTTTTTAGCATACAGGTCAATATCTTTTTTTCTGTTGCATCTGGACTCCACACCTTTGAAGGACTCATTACCTTCAGGGTCCAACACTACGATTTCTCCAAGTAGAGTAATATTTCTAACATCTGCAAGGAAGTCTAGTTTATCACAGAAAGTTTTAACGCTAGGCAGTAGATCAGGGAATGTATCAGTATACTCCTGTTGAGATCCGTCCTTAAGAATACCTCTGCCAAAAATTTTAAACTCTTCTGTCTCAATGTCCACGTTAATTATACCTGCAGTCCCGTCATATTTTCTTTCAAAAATCTTGTTATTGTCATTTACAAGTTCCTGAGCTCTTGTGTTATCAATAGGTTTAAGGTCCACAAATGATTCTCTGGTTATTTGCATTATACCACCAATAAAGTTACGTCTTTCATCCCAAACTTTATCATAAGATCCCTAAACTCTTCAGCCATGCTCAGTGTATCAACATAATTAGTACAATATTCATCTTCTGATGGATCATAATACTCTACAATATACATTTCTTAACCCCCTTACTATTTTCGTTTACAGCCACCTACGAGCCACTGAGAGGCTCTAGGTTCAATTTGTTTTTTAATCTGGAGTGTTTATACCCCTGATTTTGTGATAATTTCAAATATTAACTAAAATTCACGTCAATAAAGTCATAACCATCAATTGTAATACAGTTTGAATGTTTTTTACCTGATTGTTTAGATTCTATCTTGTCCCAAAGTTCTTTAAAGGAAATTTCTTCTTCATACTCATCTGTAATTTTACCTGATTTAAATTTTTTCTTTACGTCTTCTATTGATTTATACTGTTCATAATACCTAAAGGTAAATTTCCAGCCAAATGAAGATTTGCCCATGTGCTCATTTCCTATATAATAGTTTGTTCCCATGTTACCACCTAACCTTTCTTTATGTGTTCTATGCTTTAATTGTTTATAAAGTTATCTATTTGTAAACTACATACATTAAATTAACTTAACAGTAAACTGCCCACCAGTTACACCTAAGTATAATATAGGATCTTTTGTTATATCTATACTATTAGATTTTGGATATACAGTACATTTTGCACCTGGTGCTAAATGGTGTATATGTAAAATTGGCTCAAATTTTAAGTCTTGTTGTGTACCATCATTATATACAATATAAGCATACTGTATAAATGACGTGTAAGGATAATCTCCTGTATTTGTAAATTCAATAGAAGCTAAATAATATGAGTTTACACAGCTTAATTTATTGTTTAAGCTTTCTTCAGACATAACATGTACACTTTTTGATATTTTAACATTAGGTACAACAGTAAACACAGCGTTTAGACATGCAGCATTTGTTGTATACTCCTTTAAAGTAAGCTTAGTGCTGTTATCTGCTAAACTATCTGATGGTACACCAGTATTGTTTATAGCAAGTGTATTTACTACTACACCCTGTGATAAAATAATAGATAACACTATTAAATACAAGCATAACTGAAGTATAATTTCTTTGTAGCAGTGCGTCTTTATAATCCAGTGTTTATCATATTTTACGGTGCTGTACAAATTATCCACTAATAAAGCTACAATAACTAACAAAAGAATATAACCAACAGGCAGTACTTTTAAGAACATGCTGTTTATTTCTATTATATGTCGCCACACAAATACAAGTGTAACTAAGTAAACAGCAAATATACTTAAGTGCTTTACTGATTTCCCCCAATCCCATGTATATTTCATACTATCACCTAACCTTTCTTTAATGGCTTATAAAGTTATCTCTTTCTGGAATTGTAGCAAACCACAAAAGTGCAACAATTCCAATACAGTACAAACCTCTTAGAATAAATCCGGCTGTCAGATACCCTATACTGATCCCTAATACAATTCCTAGCATCAGAGCTCTCATATTTATGTTAGTCTGTATGTCTTCTTTTAATGCTTTATAGTGTTTGTTCAATTTCCCCACTCCCTGTTTAAACTTATTTCATCTAAATTTTATTTGTTTCTAAATTACCTTCTTATGTTTCTGCCTTGCCTGTTCAAATGCAATACCCTTTCTAAAAGCAATGCCTGTAGTGCATGTTTGGCAGTTGTTATAAATGCACTTTGTATTAAGGATTATGCATTTGTAATAGTTTCGCATTTCCTCTCTGTACTCTGTTTCTGTTATTTCTTCCATGTTAAAGCCTCTCCTTTAAAACCCAATCACCTTTATAATAAGTGTAACCCCACTCATTAAGCCTGCTTACAACAGTTCCAACATCCACCTCTAATACCTTTGCTATTGCATTGGCAGATAACTGTTTATCAAGTAAGTTAATCACTTTTGTTTTTGATACTTCCACCCTAGGGCGATTACAGACAACACCCCTCTTTTCTGCTGCCTTCCTCCCGTTCTCCATTCTTTCACGAATTATGGATCTTTCAAACTCTGCAAATGCACCCATTATTTGAAGTGTTAATCTCCCCATGGCTGAACCTGTATCTATTGGTTGGGATGTTGCTGCAAACTGTACGTTATATGTTTGAAGGTGCTCAATATTCAGCAATAGGTCAAGCGTAGATCTTGCAAACCTGTCTATTTTAGTCACAAGTACTAAATCAAATTTATGCTCTGCAGCGTCATATAGCATTTTCTCAAACGCAGGTCTTTTTGTGTTTTTACCTGTGAACCCAAAATCAGTATATTTTTCGTACACTTCATATTCTCTAAGATTACAGTATTTGGTTAATTCTTCAGACTGTAAAGTTATAGATTCAGCTTGATTTTCTGTAGATGTTCTGATATAAAGAGCAACCTTCAAAATATCCCCTCAAATTTTAAAATTTTAGCTGTTTGTTAAAATTATCATTCTGTTGATTACACTATATGTAATTCAACGTATTTATAGATTATGCTCTCTATAGAAAAACCAGAAGCTTTCTCAACAAACAGCTTGAAAATAAAATGATTACAAAGTACATAAAGGTTGTTAATTTTTATAAGAAGTTAAAGTATAATAGTTACTAAACTAAAAATAGAAAAAAGAAAAAAAAAAGAAAGATTTAAAATTGTTCAATCTGCGCATCTGTTACTCTTTCGTCTGAGTCTGATTCTCCACCGAACATACTTGTTTTCCCCTCAAGCTGTTTTAATATGGGGTGCAGAGTGAATAATATAACCCCTAGATATCCTGGCAGCATACAAAGCCAATACATAGCAGAGATTACTAAGCTTCTTGCGTCTGAAGTCTCCCATACATCAGATACAGACGTGAAGAATGTCACAGCGTCAAGTCCTGAAGTTATACCGTCCATGCATAATCCATATGCAAACACCATATAAGCGGATATTACAAGTGATACTACCATTAGCATTAGATACTCAAAGAACTTTCCTGAAGATAGGTCAGTACCCTTTGACCTCTCAAAGCACCACAGGATAAGACCTACAAGCACAAAGAAAGGTGAAGCTTGCCATAAGTTAAGCATCGTTTCAAAGTGCTCTGTGGTGTCCACAGTTAATGACCCTGAAGCAATCAAATCGTTAATAGCTACTATTGGTACATCAAAGGTCCACGTTAATATTGTGTAGGCAAGACCAAAGACAAGGACAGTTGCAGCTATGACAAATATAGTCATGCTATCTGCACGTTCATTGGTAAATATGTCTTTCATCGTTTCCACCCCCTATAAATTATTTTGAAGAGGTTCTTCGCCTCTTCGTTGTGGTTGTTTTCTTTACTGCAGGCTTTTTAGCTGCAGGTTTTGAGCTGCTCCCCAAGATACTTTCAAAGCTGCCTAACTTGTTTCTTATAATTCTCTTACCTTTGAGAGCACGAACACTTTTTATTAATTTCTGTTCAGGTGTTGACCTTTTCTTTCTATACGTAGGAAATACATTTTCTCTTTGTGTAGTTGGGTTCCTTTTTGGTGACGCTTCACTTTTCTTGTTGTTTTTCTTCCGTGGTCTTGGTCTTGGACTCGGACTTGAAACAGGTGTTTTAGGTGACGGGCTTCCTGGTTTAGGTGACGGGCTTCCAGCAGTCTTTTTTGTTTTTCTGTTAGGTTTTGGACTCGGACTGCCTGGAGTTTTGGTTTTTGTTTTTGTGTTAGGCTTTGGACTTGGACTTGGACTTGGACTTGGACTTGCTTTATTCCTTTGTCTAGCAGTAGGAGAAGGACTTACTCTAGTTTTTCTTCTTGTTCTCACATTAGGGCTTGGTGATTTTTCACTTCCTTTGTGTGTAAGTTCTTTCCCCAGCTTCTCCAGCCTTAACTTCTCTGCTGACTTTAAATTTAGTGCTGCAGAAGTCTTTTTAAAGAGTAAAGCACTATCAGATATTTTAACATCTGTTAAACCTTCTAACACTGTTTTTGTAGGTACTTTTTGTTTTGTCAGAATGTATTTATAAACAGGGTCAGATAAGACATTATCTTTAAAGTTCTGGCTGTCACCGAACTTTTTATTTGCCATATTCACAAAGTTTATTAAGTCCCTTTCATACGCTTTGTTAATCTTACCCTCTGCTACAAAGGCAGTAGCTAACGTGACCACATCACCAATATCTTTTAGCCGTCCTGAATGTGCAGGCTGCAAGCCTAATTTTCCGCTCATTAGCTCACTTTCTTTCAGCATTGTTGAGCCTGCCATTTTTCGAACAAACTGCTCGGAAGCTTTTTGCTGTGATATATAACCTTCTTTAGCTGTTCCGGCTCTTAATGGCTGGTCTATATTTCTAAGCTCTTTTATGTAGTCACTTGTTATATCTCTAAGTTCTTTAGCTGTTCCTGTCGACTTCCTAACATTTGTTTTTGGCATTGACTTTGATTTATACCCAAATGCTAGCTCCCCTTTTTCGCTTGAGTAAACACCCGAAGAGCTCGAAGGCGACTTTGTACCATGTCTAAATATTTCAATACCTGTATCAAACCCTTCTTCTTTTCCAAGATAAAATTTAATCTTAGGACTGGCACCTGAAACTAATATAAAATCTTTGCCTTCTATTGCACCAGCTTTTAAAAGTATCCCCCTCATGTAGGCTGCAAAGTCAGCAGGCTTCTCAACATAGTATTCAACGTCATGCGTTGCTCTTGTTACATATCCGTTTGCCTGTGCCTTCATCGGTACAGATCCTGCAACTTCAAGAGCACCTTCATAATTTATTGTTGCATGTTCTACCGCTGGTTGCCACTTTTCAGGAATGGCAGTGCTTGTTGCCTTAAACGTTTTTGGTGTGTATAGTGGTTTTTTAGTGTTATATATTGCATCTGATAAGTTTAAACCTGATTTTAAGTATAACTCATCAAAGGGGTTAGTGTGTTTTATTGTTTCCATGAAGTAAGCTGTTTCGACTTTACTAAATGACTGAGTTGTTTTACCTTTCAGTAATGACTCAGGTGCACTTATAGCACCTATTTTAAAACTCAATCCTCCAGTTGTTCGAATTGACACTATAGGCTGTCCTGCAACACCTACAGAGTAACCATAATTAAAATCCACAGGCGAGGAATCAGCACCTTTCCCTACTAATTCCGTAAAGCCTGCCTTCTGCACACCTGGCAACAAACAAACAACATCACTTGCACTACCACTTTTAGCAATCGAATAGATTTTATTGCCTTTTGAGTATCCATAACCTCCTATGATTAAACTGTTTAAAAATGTCTTTTGCCTCTCAAAGTCACCACTTGCAGCAGTTTTTAAACCTTCAACACCTATACCAACACCCATAAAACCTTTAACGGCAGGTGAGACACCTTTAGAAGCACCTGATAGTACTTTGCTTAGTATAGGTTTACTTACTTTTGTGGCTGCAACTGCTAATTCTACCCCTGATATAGCTACTACACCCTCTATTAACACGGCTGCTGCTGCAAATTTAGCTGTTTCCACTGCAACATTATATGCACTTGTTACAGGGTGAGATGCTGCAGAAGCAAGATTACTTGCAACATAAGCACCCCCAAAGGCACCAGCAGCTTTAATAAGATTTATTTCGCTACTCATTCCTTTTGTGACGGTCCCCGCATTGGCTAAGAAACCTGTTATAGCTTTATTATCACCTGTGTATTTTGCATCAGACAATTTTTTAGACAGTGGTTTATTCTGTGCATCATAAACAGCCACAAATTTTTCTGCATCTTTCCTGGAGTAATGTCTGTATTTCATCAGGTTTTCTACTGTTATTGGTTTGCTTTTAGGTATTAAGGATAACACATAAGCATCCGCCTCTGAAAGTTTTTTAGGAATTATGTTTTTCTGCTCATTATAAACCTTCATATAGGCTTCTGCTTCTGCTTTTGTGTAGTTTCTTTTATTAACAAGTTTTTCAACTGTTGGTTCTTCCTTAAACTCCTTTAGGAAATTAAAGATACTATTATCAATATATGTTTTTGTGGGGCTGTAATCTGTTAAAGATATGTTTTTTAATGCTGTGCTTGATACCACAAGGTTGCTAAAATCCTTTGCTAGTTGGTTACTTTTGCTTACATCTGTGGGGTTCGAGAACACGGCAAGATTAGACGTTTTAAAGGTGCCTGCTGCTGCAACTGTGTCTTTAGCTGCTTTGTCTTTCAAACCTTTTTCTATAAGATACTGCTGGTATTTCTCTGTATATGGTACTCCGCTTACCGTGTTGCTATCTAAACTTTTAAAGTGTGCTGCTGCCTTGGCTTGTGTGGTTTTTCCATCGCTTGATTCTTCAGGATACTTTGCAATTAACCATGCTCTAGCTGTTTGGATTCTTTTCTTTTCTGTTGAGGACGTACCTAATGTAATAGGAGTGCCTGCAACTGCATAAGCCCTATCATACTGTGCTTGTATCTCCAGCTTGTGATAATACTTTTTATACTGGTCTGCTTGATAGCTGTCCTTGCAGTGGTTTACAATATAATTGCGCGCTGTTAGTATCCTCTGCTTTTCTGCGCTGTTGGCAGAGTCATAGAGAGTTTTACTTGCAACACCTGATACAAGGTTATAGTCACCTTGAGTTTTTACGCTCCCTTCAAGGTTGTTTAGCGTGCTTGTTGGAATTTCCCATTTCTGAGTTTTTGAATTGAACTTTTGTAAGCTCGATACTCTTGAATCAGTTGAGCCTTTCTGAATAAACTTAGGTGCTGTTTTAACTGTGACTCCTTTACCTGACGTACTCACAGAACCAAAGCTTTTTTGTGCCTGTTCCTGCTTGTACTGCTGAAGCTCAATTTTATTGAGTCCTGAACTACCGGACCTTGCAGCTCTGTCATTTGTGACATTAGAGTACATAGTTCTAAGCTGTGCCTTCTGTGCTTCGCTGTATTTGTTTATGTTGTTATTAACATTTGCAGCTTGTCTTTCATTGAGTTGTAAAGCCTGCGCTTTTGTCAGTCCTAGAGAGCTAGAAGCTTGTTTTTGAACAGAGGATAAGTTGTTATAAGCTCTTTCTACCTGTGGAGTAGTGTCTTTGCCTACTGTCTTATTTCGGCTGTAGGTTGCTCCAGGTGCAGAACGCTTGCCACCCCCTGTCCCTGCTGCTTTCTTTCTATCATTCACAGAAACCATATAATCACCCCTTAAAGCATTGGTCTGTTCTCTGTGTCTTCCTCAGTAGTTAATGAATCCTTTATTTTATCATTTATCCCACATGAAGCAAAAAGCCCCATCATACCAAGCACACCCAGGAAGAAAAGCCCTGTAAGAAGACCTAGTATAATACAAATAAGTGAGACACCCACTGTTATTTCTTTCATAACCATAATACACCCTCATAGAGTCCTTGTTTTAATAGATACCTTGTTAGAGGCAACTCCTGAGCTTTTCCCTAGCTGTTTAAGCTTAGATACTAAGGCTGTCTTTGCTGCTGCTGTTCTAGCACCGTATCGAATTGAAAATTTAAATGTATAGCCTGACCTTGTCTTAATAGGTGATGTTGCTGTAATTGCTTTGTTGTTTCTCTTTACACCCTCTGCAGCCTGTCTTGCGGCATATGCAGTTTTAAAAGGTCCGTTTGTGACTGTGAGCGTTACAACATGCTTTATAGACATTTGTGTTTTCTCTGCCAAAGTAATTTCACACTCCGTTTATTTATATTTATTTAATACTTGCTTATAGAATATACTGTTGTCAAACTACTTAAAGTCTTCTACTAATAAAATTAAAGGGGTTTTAAACCCTTTAAAGCCTATTCCTACTCATTAAATAAAAGTTTGCTGCAAAGGACAGAATAACCGCAAAGGTAATCAACGTTTTATATTGTTCAGGTACAAACCCTATCAGTAAAGTACCAAAGAACATAGCCACTATTGCAGGTATTGTCATTGTTTCCTGCTGTTTCCACATTAAGACAAATGGAAGAATAAACAGCACAACATAAAACATTCTACCCATTACATTAGTAAAGGGAGTTGTTGCAGACTGTGTTAATCCTTCCCAATTCATATCAGTGAAATTGTCCATTAAATTATTATAAGCATCATCATCTCCTATTGTTGCAATTGAAACAGTTGCTTTTTCTCTCGGAATTGTTACAGTCCATGTTAACATATTTGAAGGATTACCGTCTGAGGCAATCACAGAAACATTATGGTAAGTGTTATCCTCCGTGAAAGTGTATGCCTTACTCTGTCCTACCACAACTGTTTTTACTCCATCAAGATAAAAATCTGCTGAGTTTATTGCAGTTGTTGAATTGAAACTAAATGTATGTGAGTTTCCTACAGTGATAACCTGGTTACTGTCTCCTACAAAGGAAATTATAGGAGTTGCTGCAGTCACGCTACACAGCATAAAAATTGAGAGTAAGATAAATATAAATCTAGCTCTCATTAATCCATTCCCCCTGTACTCCTGTTTGTTACAAGTTGCATTAATCCCCAAACTTCAGCTAATGAAACCATAGTCTGTATTCCATATGCAAATGCAACAGGTATTCCAATTGAAGCAAGATAAGGACCTGGAAGCACCAACACAGAAAACACTGTTTTAACTGTGCTGTACATACTGGCTATCATTGCCCAACCATCAAAGGCACTTGCTATATCTGACTCTGACCCTGTAGATCCTGCCTCAACTATTCCATCTGCTAAGTCTGCTCCTGGCATTGTTGCCTCTGGAATAGTGACAGTATCAAATATTCCAGCCCCGTTTATTATCCCTCCTGCCACTACAAAAGCAAGAAGGAAGAAGGCTATCTCTTTAGCCCACATTAGATATTCGCCCCCTTTCTAGCTTCGTTAATTACTGCTAACAAAGCAAAGACCGTTCCAATTACTAGCCCTGCTGCCATTGTCGTGTTTATTGCAATTCCAAAGCCCGTGAATACGTCCAGATACCACAGGAACCAAGAGAATCCACAGACCATTAAGCCACCCACTGCGTGTTCTGCTTTCCCAAACATCATAGCAACAACAAACACAAGAAAAACACCAAAGTAAGATAGTGCTTTTCCACCAATAAATGGAACTGTAGACCCTGCAAATGTTACTGTGTAAGTTTTCTCTACCTCTCCAAAGCTATCCTCCGTAAATTCTACTATGACCTGGTAAGACTCCCCTAAATAATCACTAACCACAAATGAATGGTTACCTGACGTTCCTGATGGTGTCTCTGTATAATCATCAAGCATAACAAATGTGCCGTTATTAGCTGTTTGTCCTATCTGATAATAAACCTCCGTCATGTTTGAGTCTGTGCCGTTCCAACTTACTGTAACACTTGCAGCAGTTGAGTTAAGCACTAATTTATCTACTGAAACATTAACCACATCATAGAATTGTGAGTCTGGTAGTAGAGAAGCTTCTGTTAAATCCAGCACAATTATAAAGGACAACTCAGAGCTTGAAGGCATTATATACTCTGTTTGTACTCCTGCGTCTGTGGTAAGTACTACTCTATACCTAACGCCAATTTCAATGTCAGACATAGTAAATCTACCTGTGCTGTCAGTAGTACCCGCGCCTAATGTTGCTGTGTCACCGTTTTGATAATATGCATAGGTTATACCTGGAGCACCTGAGAAACTATACCAGTGCTCTTTAACTTTTATTGTGCAATCAGTAGGTGCAAAATAACTCTGTGCTGCTTGTATGGCTATGTTTTGTATGGTAACATCACTGGCTGTAACATTTACAGGGGTAATATCTGAAGTGTCATAACCTGTTTTCTTTACACTCACATAATACGTGCCATTAGAGAGCCCTAATACCTGATAGTAACCTTCTACGCCTGTTGTTTTTGTAACTGAGAAGGTATCGTTATATACTGTTGCAAGAGCTCCTGAAACTACCTGATAATTTCCTAACCCTTGAGACTCGTAAACACAGCCTGCAATACCTGTACCTGATATACTACCAGTTGTTGTTACGATTATAAAATTATACTCATCAGGGTAATCTCCGTAAGTGCCAAGGTAACTGTCGTAACTTCTTACTCTCCAATAATATGTCCCTTCTGCGAGAGAAGCTGAAGTAGTTCCAGAAGCTGTCTCATGCGAATAAACAACATTACTGAAGGCTGAGTCTTCAGCTACTTGCATCTGACAAGTTTGCCCCGTGTTTTCCCACACAAATATCTGGTCTGCATACAGAGGCGGAAAATCTCTCGTTATTGTAGAGCCGTTTGCAGGACTTAGCATTGTTGGAGGCTGTGCAACTGTGACAGTGATTACTATATATCTAGCACCAACTGACAGACCTGAAGTATCAAAGTATACTCTATCCTCTATAACCCATGATTCTTTTTCATTCCCGTGAATTATTACATGTGAGGTAAGTTTTCCTCTTGTCTGCATTTCTTCGCCATAATACATGAACTGTGTCTGATATACAGAATTTGTGTAAACTGCTGCAGGGGTATATGTGATAATTTGCTGATATGTATAATCAGTTGGTGCTGTCTCTGCTGCTGAAGCAGTATTCACAGGAGAGAGAAGTAACCCGTCTACTTTCCACTCTGAGTACAGATTAGGTGTGGAATCTGTGAATATCCTTATACTAGGGTTTGATACTGAAATATATTCAGTTGTTTCAACCCAAACATATTCCCCATTTGTATTATCTGTATACAGTATGCCTATACCATCAAACCCACTACCAAGAATATCTATATTCAACCTTCCGCTTGACCTTCCTGTGACTTTCACATATGCACCTATTTTATACCATCCTGGAGCAATTGAAGTAGCTTGAGTTATCATGCCTGGAGCTGCTGTAACGCCATCTCCGGTAATTGCATATGCATAGTCATCAATAGCTGAATCTGTAGACTTCCAACCGCGTGAATCAGGTGTTGACCAGTCATCAGGTGTTACACCCGTCCAATCTTCAAAGTTCCAGTTAGTTACCTGTGAGATATAGGGTGTTATAGTCACAGTTGAAAACTCAACGTCAATATCAAAGTACCCGTTGTTATCTTCAGGGTATACAACTTTAGACCAGTCATTTATACCTTCATCTGTTAAATGTACTATTTTTAATGCACCTGTAAAACCTGTAAGTGCTTCTATGTCTGCCTTCTTTAATTTTACTGTAGTTTCACTGTGTTCATTACTGCTTATTTTTATTTCTTTATTGCCTTTCTCTACTGCTATTTTTGAGGTATCTATATCATTCTGAAACAGCACACCACTTTTACTTTTACCATAACTATTCGCATTCCCTGCAGATGCAATACCACAAAGGAACAGTAAAAGTACGCCAACTATTAAGACATTTCTTAGTTTCATGCCCTCCTCCTCTTATGCTCAAGATAAATTTTCTTTAGGTTGTTACATGTGTGCCGTGACAAGCCCGTTTTAACTGCAAATTCTGATAAAGTAAGGTTCTGCCCCTGCACAGCACGAAATTTTAGTATTTTTCTCATGTCTGAAGGGTCAACACCTGCAAGAATACATTTGCCAGGTTTAACGCCTGCGAGTAACATTCTATAGCCAGGCACATAAGTACCACTTTTCTGGTGCCATCCTCTAGCTTTAGCCAGTGTATCACTTCCTATAATAGATTATAGTGTGCAAACTATATAAAACTATTGAGTGAAAACAGCGTAAGAAAAAAGAGAAAGAGAGTTAAGGTATTAACAGCTATGTGCTTCTTCTGTGTCGCAGCTTGCAAATATTTGAACTAAACAGTTTTCTGCAATTGCAGTATACATATCTTTTGAAGAGTACTCGCAATATCTGCCGTGACAGCCGAAAAGCCCCATATGATAAAGGATTATGTCATGCTCCAAGGGTGTTAAAGTAATAAATCCTTCTATAATGTCCAAGGATAAAGTTGCATGATAATAACTTGAGGCATGATTTTCAGTGTGTCTGTAGATTATTTTTTGCTCTTTGATGAATTTCTTATAAGCACCCACTTTGCAAAGATCATGCAGGAGCCCACAAATAATTACTGTGTCTCTAGGTGCATACTTTTCAATATGTGTATTTATATCAGTAAACAGTTCCATAACCTTAAGTGAGTGGTCACAAAGCCCGCCTTCAAAAGCTCCATGATAGACAGTTGAGGCAGGAGAAACAAAGTAATCTGACTGCTCAAGCCATGCTACAAGTTCAGGTATTCCTTTTCTATCTACGGAGGAAAGCAGGCTTTTAACCATCTTTTTATTTATATCTACTCTGTCCATACCCTTTCCTCTACAGATTCTTCGTAATCTTCAGCACACTTCTTAACTTTCTTGCTCTTCAACATGTTATAATAATCATCTGAGTCTCTGTTGTCCCTCATTTGTACCACCTCAGAAATTAACTTTCTTTACTCCACTCAACTTCATCCCACTTGCGTAAAATGTTCTTGTCATTGCGTTATATGAAAATGTCTCAGTCACACCAAATGAAACTACCTGATTATCGCTTTCAGCAGAAAATTTAAACTTATTGCCTATTGGAGTTACAGTTATAATTATATTTTCAAGTTTCACTTTATACCACCTCATTTTATGATAGAAGTTACTATGTACTCAAAGTATATAAAACAGTAGGAAACAACTAAAAAGAAAATTAAAGGAAGTTTAAACTTCCTCAATATCCAAATGCGTTCTGTATCTGTGTTGCAATTCCATACATTGCATAGATACAAGCCATTACTATAAGTAGTCCTATGATAGTTGGGAACAGTATCTCCATGCTTACTTTGCCTTGAAGTATACCTATTGCTATACCTACCATCATTACTACAACAACTACTAAGATCATAGCTGTTGAGTCTGTCACAATACTAGCTGAACTCTCAAACATTAAGTTTGCGTCTGTTGCTACAACCGGCTGTATATTTGCAATAGTGATTTCAGACCCATAAACCCATGCACCATCAACTTTTGCCCCTGCACGATAAAAATAATATGGAGCTGTTGTATTTGTGAGTTCTATAGTATAATTGAACTCTATTTGTCTATAATTTCCAGGATCTGAGATATATGAATTTGAGTAGTTTGATTCATTGGGAGCAAGATTACCAGGGTTATTGAGATTTGTTGTCCCCCACACAAAGCCTACCTCACTTACATTACTATCGTATGTAGAACCGGTTGTTTCTCCAAGAATAATAAAATTTTCAGTGTCCACCTCTATAGGAGGATATGTACGGATTCCATGAAGTTCTTGATATAATGTGTCGAATGTAACCGCTTCTATTCCAGACGAGTTTATATATCCCATCAATTCTTCATATAGAGGGGTATAACATCCACTAGCGGAAGGAGATAGGGATACATCGTGCATATGATATATTAATGTATAATTTTTAGAAATTGCGTCATCTATCTCTAATTTAATACTGTCAATATTACCTCCTTCGGGTCTATATATACCTGGAGCCCGCAGATTATACCAACTTGTAGGACCATACCAGCTACTAATTACGGATGTGCCAGAAACCACACCTCTTCCCGATAATCTGTAGTCCGATGTCCATGACATGACATCAGAGTCATATGCACCAAACGGATATGACATGTGTTCTGGGGTAGGTAATCCTGCCGATACAAACGCATTATTATTATTCTGGTAACTAATGTATAGTTGCTCTTCGGTTAGTGTGATTGCTGACACGTGTGTATACAAATGCCCCTCCACATCATATCCGGCATATTTCAATGATTTTATTTCATCCCATGATAGCATACCTGCTTGACCGACTCTTGCACCGTTTATATAGCTAGTTGTGGGGATACCATAACTACTAGATATTTTATACGCGGTTGTATAATCAGTGTCGAATCCATCATCGTGCGATATTACGATTTGTGCATCTCGCAATGGGGGGAGATTGATGGATCTATCATCAACTTCCGATTTTAATATGTTATACGTCTCTGATAATTCGGAATCTGACATTGATCTATCATATATTGCCAAATATGCCAACGTACCATTTAAATACCATCCGGCGTAATGTGATAGTCTACCTATCTTATAATTTCCACTTGTTTCGTTGAATCCGGCACATGTGAAGCTGGATATAGTTAATGGAGATCTACTAGCAATTGTTGACCCGTCAAATCGTACTGATGTATATGTATATTTTGTGGGATCAATTAACGGCTGATACGACGCATAAACACATTCTGTGGCATCGTTGAACTGCAGCATATGTTGCGTTCGCACCGTAAACCCGTGCCCACCCGTAGAAGGGGATGACGTAGTCGTCCGGCTGAGTATTGACTGGTAATTAGTGTCATTGGTATTATATATTGCTATAATAGTATAGCCAGTTTCTAGACTGCCGATGTCGCCTATATCTGCATATCCTGATATACCATCAAACAATAACCCCTCCGTGGTCCAGTTGGTAGTGCCTAGCAATGTACCGTCGTGTCCATTACCAGAGACATCATACAGTATAGATGGGTCAACCCCCTCCTTACAGTCATATGCAGCCAGTAGTCCGTCTGTCGATATATTTACGGCAGCACTGGACATGTTTGTAATTGCCATTAATGCAATTGCTATAAATAATACATTTTTTATTTTCATAATCCACCCTCCAAACTAAAATAGTACATATTAAAATATACACTAAAGTTCATACTAACCCCTTCCCACGTATAGGAACTATTCTCAAAATTCCGTCACCACAAGGACACAAAGCAAAGTCCTCATTAGGTAACCAACCCATTGCCCTGGCTAATTTCTTAGGGATAGATATTAAATGCGTACCCCTCTCTGTTGTTTGCAGCTTTACCAATCTAACACCTCTTAACTATATTAGGTAGCTTTTGTATATACAGTTACAGTATATACGCGCTCAAACTATTTAAAGTTTTTTATTCAGGGTGTTAGTAAACAGAATTAAAAAAGAAAGTGGGTATTAGCCACTTAAAATCAATCTTCTTTCATAAAGTCCTCATTCCAGACGCTTAAACCACGTTTGGACATTACTTCATGAATAATTTTTAGTTCATATTCCACAAGTTTAATGTGTTCGTCTAAATGTTCTATCAAATGCCTCCTGTGTGCAACTCCTGATAATGACCATTCTCTAATAAGCTTGTCTCGTTTTATAGATCTATTGCACTCTCTTACTATAATCTGTGTATCATCCATTGCTTCAATAGTTGCACGGATTCTTTTTTTAGTTCTACAGTCGTACTTGTTTGTTTCAGGGGTTTTTACCGCTTTATCACCACCTATCACCATACAGGCGACATGTGGTATAACAACTTTTAAAGTATTTAAAGATTTTTAATTTGACCTGTCCTGGTGCACTCTTAACGCTTCGTAAAACTCTTTTATAGTATCCAGGACGCAAGATTCAGGAAAATCTAGCTCAATGCTTAGCTGGATGTTTTCTCCTGTCATCATGCAAAACGGTAATCCTCCTCTTGTAGACCTGCAAGGACAGGATTTACAAGAAGCAATTACGAGTATCCTCTTTTTCTGCTTTCCTATATCAACTGATTTTATTACATCGTTTTTTATCTCATACTTTTTTACCATTTTTAACTCCTGTTTTACGTGACAGCGCAAACGCACTGCGGTATAACACTATGGGTAGTTTTATATAAAAATATTTCTATGTATTACCAGTAAATTTTTATATTGCTCACAATACCCATTGGATCAAAGATATGTTTATCCACATCAATAAAACTGTTAGTATACTCTTCTCCACACTCAGGTGCTGCTTCTATATCGCACTCTGTGCAATCGAAGTACACAAGCCCTTTATCAGTTGTATTAAAAACATTTATTGCATGTCCTACAGTGTGCCCTTCGAAATCAATTGCAACCCATCCAGCTTTAATTCCTAATGCCTCAGCGTTATTGTGTACGTCTTCTGCATAATCTCCACAGGTATAAACACCATGGATATACTCTTTTTCATCAGTTTTGTCCATATCTATAAATAAAAATAACTGCCCGTATGTTGGATCTGTTGCATTAGGGTTATCTATTAATTTTATGTGGTGTCCGTCAGCTCCAGCATAATTAGGCTGTTCCTTTATGTTGAAGGTATCACAAATAAAGTCTTCACAAACCCCACCAACTATAGCGA